TCGCGCAGTAGGGATGCCGCAGGTCTCTGGCGGCGTGCCTTCAGTTAACTTCGGCGATATCAATATTCAGGGCGGATCATCCCAGGCGGCCAGTCAGGGTACTGCTGGAGCAGCAGGCAGGCAGCTTAAGGATGCCATCACTGGTGTCATTAACGAACAGGCCAGTATGCCTGGCTCACCATTGTGGCGTTTGATTAAGGGAGTTTAGTTTTTACCGTTCGCTATTGCTCTAATTTGTTCGTCAATTAGTGCAGTCAGTGGTGCAGTCAATCCAATAAAAAAGGCGCTTCCCCATGCCGAAGAGCGCCTTTTTAAACAAACACTTAACTGATTAGTATCAGTTCATGCCGTATTTTCAAAATCTACGTTTTTTACCGTTTGTCTATGTTTGCTAATGTTCGTCTATCATGCTGATACAAAACAATAAAATTGTTTTTCTGGTTTGCCTTTGTTCATTGCCGTTCATAGAGTAACATTGAGATGTGCAGTCAGTGGTGCAGTCAGTCTCCAATATGAACTAAGGTTTTCTATGGCTGGTGGAACGAACAAATTAAGCGACACGTCGCTTCGTAAAATGCTGGGAAGAGAAAGCCCCGGAGACAGCTTCTATGCTGATGGCGATGGGCTAAGTGTGAAGGTGTCCAGATCGGGCGTATTGACCTGGTATTTCACTTTCCGCATAGGTGGCCGGGAATCAAAATCTCAGCGTATAAAGCTGGGTAATTATCCAGACCTTTCACTTAAAGCAGCTCGTGAGAAACGAGAGCAGTGTCGCGCATGGCTCGCAGAAGGAAAGAATCCAAAGCACCAGTTGAGCGTTACGACTCAGGAAACGTTAAAGCCAGTGACGGTTAGGGATGCCCTTGAATACTGGATCAGGGAATATGCCACCCATAACCGCGCTAATGTTGAAAAGCACATTGAGCAGCTCAATAAGCATATCTTTCCTTATATAGGTACTTATCCGCTTTCTATGTGTGAAACTCGCCACTGGCTGGAATGTTTCGCCAGGGTAAGGAACGAAGCGCCTGTAGCGGCTGGCTATCTTTTGCAGATGTGTAAGCAAGCTCTTAAGTTCTGCCGGGTTCATCGGTACGCGGTGAGTAACGTTCTGGACGATCTGACCATTGACGATGTTGGACGTAAACAGAATAAGCGGGACAGGGAGCATACCCGGCAAGAGCTTGCTGATATATGGCGGGAGTGCTCAGGCTTGAAATTCAAGCCCTACTACTCCTCGCTTCTGCGTCTGCTGGTGGTGTTCGGCTGCCGCACCCAGGAACTGAGGTTATCAGCGATCAGGGAGTGGGATTTGAAGGACTGGATCTGGACAGTGCCGAAGGAGCACAGCAAGGGTGGTGAGAAAATACTACGGCCTATTCCCGTAGACATCCGCCCATTTATCAAACAGCTTTTAGAGCAGCACCAAAGCACAGGGCTTTTGCTGGGTGAGATAAAAAAACCGGAAGCCGTCAGCCAGTGGGGACGTGGTATCCATAAACGTCTCGGGCACGCTGAACCCTGGACGCTTCACGACCTGCGCCGGACGTTCTCCACGACCCTAAACAATATGGGGATTGCACCTCATGTGGTTGAGCAGCTGCTAGGTCATACGCTTGGCGGTGTGATGGCCGTATATAACCGCAGCCAGTATTTACCCGAAAAACTGGACGCGCTGAATAAATGGATGGAGCGGTTAGAGGTTATTTCCTCTGACTACTCCAACGTTGCTATTCTGGAGATGGCTAAATGAAAGACTTTGATTTGCCTGCATTAGAATTCTGTACCTTGGATAGGGCGTGCCGGTTACTTGGATGTGAGTTGGGTGATATTTTGCATTGGGCTGAAATAAAAGCCATTACATTAATGGTAAATTTCACTAATCTAGATGGGCGAGATGCGAGAATAACATTTAGCGATAAGGTTGATTTATATAAATCACTCAATGATATTGATCCCGGCGATGGGGATTTTCATCCTTCACAATTTTGCTCCTTTTCACTTTCACCAGACGATTATAGTGATTATGAGTTTGAGGGTAAAATAAACCCTGTTCATAACATGATAGAGTATGAGCTTGAGTGCAGACTCTCTGGTTTCTGGGAATTATTCAACTTTTCTCTTGATGGTGAAAGGGTTGACTTTACGCTTTTAAATCCATTTGGTAGTAAACATGAATGGATAAAAGATGCTCAATATTGGTGGGGTAGTGAAATATTTGTATCAGATTTATATATTTCAAGGGAAAGCATTGAGATTATTTCAGGGGTAAAACAAAGGGTTTTATTATCTTTGGCAAATTTTGAAACTGAAAGTAAATCAAGGGTAATGGTTGAAGATATCAGTTCCAAAACCAGAAATTACAGAGCTGCATTCATAAAGTCATTATTACATGTTTGTTATGGGGAAGATGCAGCGAATAATCCTAGGAAATTTTTTGAGAACGCCAGAAGTAAGATAAAGAAAGATTTCGATAAAGAGGGAATTGTTTTACCAAGTGGAAAGGCAATTGAATCATGGTTAAAGGACGTTGACATAGATAAGAGGTAGTGGAAGTTCCAAAGTTTTTTTGGAATCTACCGAAGAATTATTTTATTAAGATCTTTAATGCCCTCGTCGAATGAATGTTAATGAACGAGGGCGTTTTTATATGAATCATCTCAAACAACAATTTCCACCCGCAGAGCGTGTTATTCGTGAGGCCGAGTGCCGCCAGTTAACAGGAATATGCCGCACCACTCGATACATGATGGAAAAAGAGGGGAGCTTTCCCGCCCGACGTAAGCTGGGAGGTCGCGCCGTTGGTTGGCTTCTGTCTGAGGTCACAGCATGGCAGCAGAGCCGCAGCAAAGCAGCGTGAGGGGTGGGAAATGTCACATAAAACAAAAGCGGCCATGCAGGGCCGCCAATGTCACTACCAAAAACTTAAGCAAAGTCAGGATACCAGGGTTAATGCTGGTGGTCAAAGCCTGAGCGCTCCTGTGATTGCAGGAACTGCGCCATTGGCGAGGTTACGTGAAACTACCCAGAAATTGGGCTGTTTAAGGTGTACGGCATTGCCGCATACCCAATCTCCCGAAACTTCGGGAGAACTGGAACAGAGTGCAGGGTGTACTGCAATGCAGCAAACCCCGGAAGATTTCCAGAGTGCATTTATGCACTCTGGGTATCAGCTTTTCGGCTCAATGCCTCGCTGCTGTAACTCTTTGCGGATTATTCGCTTTATCCATGCTGATACAGAAGCGTCACCATCTTGCGCCAGAGCCTGTTTAATTCCTTCTTCTAGGTTTGGTTCTACGCGTAATGCGATCTGCTTGTTACCTTTGGCTTTAATTTCTATGGTTGACATTTGGTTTACACCTGATTACTTTGAAATGGTAATCAAGTGTATGACAGGTGCATACCAAAAAGCAACGCCCCGGACTGTTAGAGCAGTACCAGGGCGTCTAACCAAACCGTTAATCGGAGTAACAGTTATGGCTGATCAACAGCATACCCAAACTCGCCCGGAATTTACATGGTTATTCCTGGCAACCCCAGACCACACCCCAAAAATGCACACCTGTAGTGCTCCGCTTTGATGCTGATACGGAAGATAAAGCCCGCGCTGCATTCCCCGGCTGGGATTTGGTTTTCGCTGCCAAAATCCGCGCCCAGTCTCCTTGTCGCGTTGCGTTTTTCGATTACACCACCCGCCGTGGCTGGGAGTTCGATAGCGCAGCTATTCAGGAGGTGCGCCATGCGTGAATTAACCAATAAAAGTGCGTCAATAGCCTGTGAACTGGCTGCGTTGTTGATGGTTGTCGAAGAATGCGATGTTGACCAGGTAGAGCGTGAAAACCTCATTAGCCTGGCCAGAAGAGTATCGGATCAACTGGCGGCAAGCATGGTAGAGCAGAATTCAACGGGGGTGCTCAATGGATAACTTTTACACCTACCGCAGCAACAAAGATCTGCTGTTACTGGCGCAAGAGGTTGCCGCGCTTCTGTCATGTGCTGCTTACCTTGCGACTATCAGAGGCGAGCAAGAGCGTATCCATGTAATGAGTTTAACGGGCCTGGCTCAACGCCTTTCTGACGAACTGGCAAGCGCACTGGATATTTCTACTTTTTCAGACCATGAATCGCAGGAGGCAAAATCATGATCAGCAATGTGAAGTTTAACGAGCTGGCTAACCGCGTTGATCTGCTGGTTGAAAAGATTTTGCATCTTGAGGCACAGGTTAAGTCACTCACCGATAGTCAGGGTGGAGAAATCCCTCCGGGTATGACGCCAGTAGCAACACTGGCCGCTGAATACGGTATCTCAACCAAAAAGGCTGAGGAGCTGGCGAAAAACACAGGGGTGATGCTGGTTAAGCTGAAATCTGGCGGCTTCGTTGCCCCTGATGAAAAGTTCAGGGAAGCGGCACGGTTGGTGCTACGCAGTGCTAAGCGAAAATATGGCTCTGCTTACTGGTTCCATCCCCTGATCGGCAAATTCCAGATGAGCGGGGGGATCCCAAAATGACGGTACAACTGACAGCTGTAGAGACCGTATCTGATGCCCTGTTCACCTGTTCGTATCTGTGGGCGCATGGCAAGCAGTACAGCCGCAGCGATTTGGATAAAGCCCTCCACCAGCATAAAGATCCAACTACCCGTTACGGGAAGCTGGTGGCTCGCCTAAACCAGATAGCAGCAATGCCGTATGAGGAGCTTTGCGATGCCGGGTATCTCGATACGGACCGCAAACAAATGATTACCGCGCGGCGTTCTGTGCTGGTGGAAGAGATAGGCGAAGGGGAAATGAATGCCATGCTGTCTGACGTGCAGCGCATTCACCGCGTCTTCCCTGATGCTGGTGCAAAGTTCAGGACAAAGCTGCCTCTCTCTCGCGGTTCTGAGGGCTTTGATATCCGTCAGGACTATATCCTTAAACACTTTCTGCCAGCGCAATCACTGTGCAGCATTTACGGTCCCAGCGGTTCGTATAAGAGTTTTCTCGCCGTGTCGTGGGCCTGTCACATCGCTGCAGGTCTGCCATGGGCGGGGAAGAAGGTTACTCCCGGTGCGGTGCTTTATGTGGTTGGTGAGGGGGGCGTAGGCGTTCCCCGGCGTATACGGGCTTGGGAGCAGGTGCACGGCATACAGGCGGACAACCTCTGGCTGGTCAATCGTCCGGTGTTTCCTGTGCGCGAGTCAGAGGTAACGGAAGTGCTTCTGGCTGCCAGGCAGATTGAAGCTGCATGTGGTGTGCCGGTTCGCATGGTGGTGATCGATACGCTGGCCCGTTGTTTTGGCGGTAACGACGAGAACGATGCTCGTGATATGGGGGCATTTATTGAAGGGTGTGACGTTATCAAACAGAAAACGGGTGCAACGGTGCTGGTAGTTCACCACTCCGGCAAAGATGAAGGGAAAGGCGCTCGCGGTTCCAGTGCTTTCCGCGCTGCGCTTGATACTGAATTTAACGTTAAGCGTGAAGGGGATGGAAAGGCGCTTATTCTGACCTGTACCAAGATGAAAGACGCGGAGGAGCCAGAGCGTAAAGCGTATGACCTGAGAACGGCAGAGCTTTACACCGATGAAGATGGTGAGCTTGTTTGCTCTCTGGTTGTGCACGATCAGCCGAGAGAGGCTAAAGAGGTTGAGCCTGAACTGGCCAATGTCTCCCGTCTTAGCGATAACCATCATGCACTATGGCAGGCAGTACGCAGCCGCACAGCTAAGGGGGAGCCATGCACTATCTCCGTCATTAAAGACGATCTACGTGCAACGCTGGGTGCAGACAAAGTGAGAAAGTCATTCCCGCGCTGGCTGGACAAGCTGGAGAGTGAGCAAATCATTCGCATCGAGGGTGAGAACCTTTACCCGGTAACAGTCGAGTAAATGCGGCGGTAAGTGCGGCATGTGCGGCATTTAGTATGTTTTATGACCAAATGCCGCACTTAGTCCCTGTATACACGCGCTAAGTGCGGCATTTCACTGAAACCCCCGTCATTACTGGCTTTTAGCGTGTTTTTGAAATATCTGGTGCGGCGCTAAGTGCGGCATTTCTAAGCGCGGCGCTAAGTGCGGCATGAGTGGCATTTAAATTATGGCGGTTTAATTATGAGCAAAGAAAGTGAAAAATTGATTGAGCAAATGGAGTCGGAAATAAGGCTTTGTTTCTTGGGCTACCTGCATCCTGATATGCCCCGTGACATTGCAGAGCAGGCTGCCTCGGAAATGGCTACGGAGGCAATAGGCAGAATTATTGAGCATGGTGCCAGCATGGGGCTTTCAGAAGTGGAATCCATGCGCCACTTACTCAGCTCAATGAAGAAGACAGCTAATGTTGTCACACTCGGAAAAACCATCCACTAAAGGACAAATTTCATGACAAGTAAAACTGATGATGTTGTTTATTCGAAGGTTCTGATCCAGAAAATAGTAGAGCACAAAGATACGTTCGGTATACCAGACAGCAAAGCGGAATTACAGCTTATGCCGCTGAGTGAATACCGCGAGATGGTAAAGCGGGAGTCATTCTTTTTCATCGATCACAATGGCTTTCTACGGCATCAATTTTCTGGTGAAGTTATTGCCGCCAGCAAAGAGCAGTTGGATATTCTTATCGGGGAACTGAAAGCGAAGCGAGAGCTTCTTGATGACGCTCTTGACTGCGCTAAAGAATAGATTTGTAAATTAATTGCTCGTTAATTTTCATTACTGTTCATCACTGAAAAATGACGTTTACTTATTAATAAGTATGTATATTTTGAAGAGTGGCACTCAGACGTGAGCCGCCACTGGCCGTTTAATCAAGCTGCGCGAAGTAGCCTGTGGGATGCAGAAAAAGATTAAACGGCCTCACCCTTTCCCGCGCTGGTTTCACGTCTCAACGTTAATTGTTACGGAAACCACTCATGAAAAAATTACTCGAATTACGCCAGCAGAAAGCCGCACTAAAAACCCAGATGCGTTCCATGCTGGACAAAGCCGATGGCGAAAAGCGCAGCCTGAACGAAGAAGAAGGCAAAAAGTTCGACGAACTCCGCGCCCAGGCTGATGCACTTGAGGTTGAAATTACCCGTCTTGAAGCCGTCGCCGACGATCAGCGCAATCTGCCTGGTACTTCCGTTGAAGGTGAGCCAGTAAGCAACGACGAGCTGCGCCACTACATCATGACAGGTGATACCCGCTCTCTCTCCACGCTGGTACAGGCTGACGGCGGCTATACCGTTATCCCTGAGCTGGACAAAGAGATCATGCGCCAGTTGCAGGATGATAGCGTGATGCGCTCCATCGCAACGGTGAAGACGACCAAAACCAACGAATATCAGAAGCTGGTATCTGTGGGCGGTACTACCGTTAATCGCGGCACCGAAGGTGAACCACGTACCGAAACCAGCACGCCGAAGATGGAGCGCGTTGATATCAAACTCAACCCGATCTACGCCTACCCGAAAACCACCCAGGAGATTCTCGACTTCTCCGAGGTGGATATTCTGGGCTGGCTGTCTTCTGAAATCGCTGACACCTTCACCGCTACCGAAGAAAGCGACTTTGTGAACGGCGACGGTGATAAAAAATCCAAAGGGTTCCTGTCTTACCCTCGCGCGGCCACTGCCGATAAAGCCCGTCCATTCGGTACGCTGGAGAAGATGGAAGCCGCTGGCGTTTCCTCTGATGGTCTGATCGACCTGCTGTATAAGCTGAAAGCCAAATACCGCAAAAATGCCGTATGGGTGATGAACTCCAACACCGCCGCCAAACTGCAAAAGCTGAAAAACGGCAACGGAGATTACATCTGGCGCGATCGTCTGGTTGCCGGTTCTCCCGATACGCTGCTGGGCCGTCCTGTTCAGTATCTGGAAACCATGCCGGATGCGGGTGCGGGTAAAGCGTTCCTCGCGGTTGGCGACTTCAAACGCGGCTATTTTATCGTGGATCACACCACTGGCGTACGTACCCGCCCCGACAACATCACTGAACCGGGTTTCTACAAGGTGCATACCGATAAATACCTGGGCGGCGGCGTGGTGGACTCCAACGCCGTCAAGGTGCTTGAGCTTTCCGGCTCCGGTTCCTGATTTGACGTTTAAGGGGCTTCGGCCCCTTTTTGCCCTCTGTGGAGTCCAGTAATGAAAACAACCGATTTTGAAATCCGTACTTCCGAAGTGAGTGCCAGCAACAAAAAGCTGGTGGGCTATGCCGTGCGCTGGAACAGTCTGTCAGAAGTTATCTGGGATGAGTTCCGCGAGCAGTTTGCGCCGGGAGCATTTAAAGACAGCCTGGCATCCGGTAGTGATGTGCGTGCGCTGTATGAGCATAACTATACCCAACTGCTGGGGCGTACCAAGTCCGGCACGCTGGTACTGTCCGAAGATGATACCGGGCTTCGTTTCGAACTGACCCCGCCGAATACCCAGCTTGGCAACGATGTGCTGGAGCTGGTGGAGCGCGGGGATATCTCCGGCATGAGCTTCGGTTTCCGTGCGCTGAAAGAGGCGTGGGATATTGCTCAGTCTCCATATCTGCGCACAGTCACAGCCGCCGAACTGCGGGAGATTACCGTTACCTCTATGCCTGCCTATCCTGAGTCTGGCGTGGAAATCGCGCACCGTTCGCTTTTCTCCCAACATCCTGAACTGCGCCGCGCTGGCGATAACCGTCGCCGCTGGGCTGAATTAGCGGGGCTCTGATATGTGGAATATCTGGCCGTTTGGCCGTAAGTCTGAACCCTCCGAACAGCGCAGTATGACCATTGATGAGTGGCTGGCGATGGCAGGGATTCCAAATACCGGATCAGGCGAGTATGTGTCTGCCGGTACTGCGGAATCTCTGCCTGCGGTGATGAACGCCGTGTCAGTTATTAGTGAGGCTGTGGCGACAATGCCCTGCTACCTCTATCGCGTCCGTAATGATAATGGTCGCGAGGCGCGGGAGTGGCTGAGTAATCACCCGGTGGATTTTCTCCTGAACGAGCAGCCGAACGACTGCCAGACGCCTTATCAGTTTAAACGCACGATGATGCGCCATTGTCTGCTGAACGGTAACGCCTATGCGGTGATCCAGTGGGGGCGCGACGGTCAGCCGCAATCCCTGCATCCGTATGCGCCGGGGGCGGTTGTTCCTGAGCGTATCGGCCAGCATAAGTACAAATATACCGTTACCGAGCCGTTTACCGGGGCTGTGCGCACCTACCTGCAGGAAGAGATTCTGCACCTGCGTTACTCCACCGATGATGGCTTTCTGGGGCGCTCCCCGATCTCCATCTGCCGTGAGGCGCTGGGGTTAGGTCTGGCCCAACAGCGCCACGGTGCCAGCATTATGAAAGATGGCATGATGGCGGCGGGAGTCATAACCACAGCTGAGTATCTCGACAGCGTGAAGGGCAAGCAGGCTATGGATGCGCTGGATCGCTACAAAGGCGCTAAAAATGCAGGGAAAGTGCCGATCCTTGAAGGTGGGATGGACTACAAGCAGCTTGGCATGAGTAATCAGGATGCCGAGTGGCTGGCCTCCCGTCGCTTCACCATTGAAGACATTGCCCGCATGTTCAACGTGTCGCCTATCTTCCTGCAGGAATACAGCAACAGCACCTACAGCAACTTCAGCGAAGCGAGCCGCGCCTTTCTCACCATGACGATGCGCCCGTGGCTGGCGAATTTCGAACAACAAATCAAATCTGCGCTGCTGGTGGCCTCTCCTGTTCCGGGAACCCGTTATCAGGTGGAGTTTGACTCCGCTGACCTTCTCCGTGCCACGCCAACCGAACGCTACGCCACTTATGAGCGCGGCATCAAGAACGGGATCATGAACCCGAACGAAGCCCGTGAGCGTGAGGGGATGCCGCCGCGTGAAGGTGGTGACGAGTTCAGCCAGGCATGGAAGCAGGAAGTGAAGATCAGTAAGGACGGCAAGGAAGGTGACGCATGAGAGCCGGGGGACTGAGAAACCGGCTAACAATCCGGGTATTCACTACTCACAGAGATCCATCTGGTCAGGTTATTCAGACCTGGGAAGACGGGGAAACTATCTGGGCTGAGGTTAAGGGGATCAGCGGTCGTGAACTGGTAGCGGCTGGTGCTGAGGTTGCCGAAGCAACGATCCGCGTCTGGGTGCGATTCCGCCGCGATATTACCGCCGCCAACCGCCTTAAGGTGCTGACTGGCCCGTTTGCCGGGGCGACGCTCAACATTATCGGGCCGCCCATACCGGACTCAGGTATGACGCGCCTTGAGATTCTCTGCAAACAGGGGACCGAGAAATGACTACTGAAATCACCCTGACTGAAGCAAAGCTGCATTGTCGTGTTGATGGCTCTGAGGAGGATGCGCTGATTCAGGCGTACATCGATGCGGCGCTGGAGGTCTGCCAGAAGCATATCGGCAAGCGGTTTGATAACGGGCTGGAGTTCACCCCGGCTATCAAGATTGGTTGCCTGATGTACGTCTCTCAGCTGTACGAGTACCGCACGATGATTGCCGATGCTGAGGCGAAAGAGGTTCCGCTGGCTATCTCTGCGCTGTGGTCTGTCTATCGTGATGTTGGGGTGTACTGATGCCATGGCAGCCAATGCGCCGGTGCACCGAACCGGGATGTAATAAGCGGGTAAGGTCCGGCAAGTGTGACGAGCACAGGCGGGAAGCGTGGCGGGAGCAGGATGCCAGACGCGGCCATCGGCGCGCCCGTGGTTACTCTGCCTCATGGGAGAAGTACCGCGCTCAGTATCTGAAACGTCACCCCCTTTGTGTTGAGTGCCAGAAGCTGGGCCTCTACGTTCCTGCAAAGATTGTCGATCACATCATCCCTATCAATGGCGGTGATGATGTTCTGTTCTGGCCGGAGTGGAACCACCAGCCGTTGTGCCAGACACATCATAACCAGAAGACCACGCAGCAGGACCCCATCACCAAAGCGAATCGTAAAGCAGGGCTCTACATCGAGCAGGAAGAGCGGGCAGCACAGCGCAATAACTGGATGTATGAGGCCAGCGATGAATGAGAAAGATGTGGTGAATCTGTATCAGTCTCTGGCCAGATGCCGTGATGGCTTTATGCAGACCCGCACCAGACGCAATGAGCGCCAGCCAGTGAAGCGCATGAGCGAACGTGAGCGGGAGGTGATGGAATGCTTCCGCAACCGCTGACAGGCCGCATGGACGGGGTGGGGGAGGTTTTCAGGACAAAACCCCAGCCGCAAGGCACCGACTGCCCCCTCAAATTTTTACGCACGGTGATTTTTTTGGAAATAAAACGCGATGGAAACGAGAAATTTTTATGGCAAGACCACCAAAGCCGCCCGCTTACCTTGATGAGTTAGCCGCGCAGCAGTGGAAAGCGAAGGCGAAGCAACTGGCCGAACGCGGTGATCTGACTCCCGCCGACTGGAACAACCTTGAGCTTTTTTGCGTTAACTACTCGATGTACCGCAAAGCGGTGGAAAACCTTGCCAGCCGTGGATTCAGCATTGTTAACAGCCAGGGTGGAGAGAGCAGAAATCCAGCGCTTAGCGCAAAGGCCGACGCTGAAAAAATCATGATTAAAATGTCCTCACTGCTGGGCTTTGACCCGGTAAGCCGACGCAGAAACCCGGTAGAAACCGAAGAGGAAGACGAACTTGACCGCCTGGGATGATTACGCAAACGCCATTAAATCAGGCGAAATTCCGGCCTGTAAGCGGGTAAAACAGGCCGTCGAAAGGTACTTTTCAGACCTGAATGACCCCCGTTATGTGTTCGATACAGCGACCGTTGAGCGGTTTGTGGCGTTTTCCCGGCTATGCCCCCACGTCAAAGGCCCGTTACGAGGCCAGCCTATCGAGCTGGAGCCGTGGCAACAGTTCGCCTTTGCTAACCTGCTGGGGTTTAAAGTCCGTGAAACAGGTCGGAGAAAGTACAGCAGCGCCTTTATTGAGGTGCCGCGTAAGAATGCCAAATCCACTGTGGCCGCGATGCTGGCTAACTGGTTTCTGGTCATGGAGGAAGGACAGCAGGATATCTACACGGCGGCGGTCAGCCGGGATCAGGCCCGCATTGTGTTCGACGATGCCCGACAGATGTGCCTGCTGTCAAAGCCTCTGAAAAAGCGCGTCAATATCCAGGCGCACAAGATCATTTTCCCCAGGAGCAACAGCCTGTTAAAGCCGCTGGCAGCGAAAGCGGCCACCATTGAGGGGACTAACCCCAGCCTGGCGGTTGTCGATGAGTACCACCTTCACCCGGATAACGGCGTTTATTCCGCGCTTGAGCTGGGTATGGGCGCACGTCCTGAGGCAATTTTGTTCGCCATCACGACAGCCGGGAGTAACGTTGTTTCTGCCTGTAAGCAGCATTATGACTACTGCTGCCAGATTCTGGCCGGGGAAGAGAACAACGATTCGCTTTTTGTCCTGATCTACGAGCTGGACGACGAAAGCGAGGTTGAACAGCCGGAAATGTGGATCAAGGCTAACCCTAATCTGCATGTGTCCGTTGACGCGGCGAAACTGGAGTCCACCATCCAGAAAGCGCGGGGCATACCGTCGCAGTGGGTGGAAATGCTGACCAAGCGTTTCAATATCTGGTGTCAGGGTTCCACGCCGTGGATGGGGGCTGGCGCGTGGGATGCCTGTGTGCTCGACTATACCGAAGAAGACCTTAGCGGAATGGAGTGCTACGCCGGGTTTGACCTGTCCTCTACCAGTGACATTACCAGCGTGAGTTACGCTTTCCCGTTCGACAGGGAAATCCGACTCCTTACCCGTCATTATCTGCCGGAAGCGCAGCTGCTAAACGTTGCCAACAAAAACCGAGCCATCTACCGCCAGTGGGTGAAGGCGGGATGGATACGCACCACTCCCGGCGACTGCATCGACTATGACCGCATCCGTGACGATATCCTGCGCGATGCTGAAACATTCAATATCCGGCTGGTGGGCTTCGATACGTGGAACGCCACGCATCTGCGTACCCAGTTGCAGGGGGCGGGGCTTGATGTGGAGCCGTTCCCGCAAACCTATCTCAAATTCAGTCCGGTAGCGAAGTCCTTTGAGGTGTTCGTTAATCGCAGAGTGGTTCGCCACCGTGGCGATCCGGTTCTGTCCTGGGCGATTGGTAACGTGGTGATGGAGTCTGACGCCAACGCCAACATTAAGCCCAACAAGAAGAAATCCTCCAACAAGATAGACCCGGCTGTATCCGCGCTGATGGCGTTCGGTACCTTCCAGGCTGAGCACGAGGATTTTGCATTTGATATGAGTGAAAGCCACAAACAGCGTCTCGCTAAGTTTGACGGCATCTGAATCGAGGTAATTTATGACAACGTTGCGAGAGCTGATTATTAAAATTTCGGCAAACTCACAGTCGTTTCAGACGGAGATACAGCGGGCCTCTCGTCTGGGGCAAAACTATTACAAAACGATGCAGGATGGAGGGCGAAAGGCATCATCTGCAACGAGAGAAACACAACAGGCGCTGGCGGCGGTATCTTCACAGCTGAGTGAAACCAAAAGGGCCGCTACGGGGCTGGCGGGGGCTTTTGCGGGGGCATTTGCCACCGGGCACCTCATTACGCTGGCCGATGAGTGGAATTCCGTTAACGCGAGGCTAAAACAGGCCTCCACTTCGACGGAAGATTTTTCCAATTCTCAGCGTGCCCTGATGGAGATAAGCCAGAAAACAGGCACCGCATTCAGCGACAATGCCGGACTGTTCGCCCGTTCCTCTGCGTCAATGCGTGAGTTCGGTTATTCGTCAGCCGAAGTGCTTAAAGTGACAGAGGCGGTGAGTACCGGCCTTAAGTTATCCGGGGCCAGTACAGCGGAAGCCAGCTCGGTTATCACGCAGCTTAGCCAGGCTCTCGCGCAGGGCGTGCTGCGCGGTGAAGAATTTAACTCAGTGAACGAGAACGGCGACCGCATTATCAGGGCGCTGGCCGCTGGCATGGGCGTTGCCCGAAAAGACCTGAAAGCAATGGCCGATCAGGGCTTGCTCACGATTGATAAGGTCGTCCCTGCGATTACGAGTCAGCTACAGGCCATGCAGGGAGAGTTTGAAGCCATGCCGAAAACGGTATCCGGCTCTTTCCAAAAGGTGGAAAACTCCTTTATGCAGTGGGTTGGCGGCGCTAACGATGCCTATGGTGCCTCCGCCACGCTGGCTGGAGGTCTGGAATCGCTGGCAGGCAATATTGATACCGTTGCTACCGCTGCTGGTGTGCTTACCGCTGTGGGCGTATCCCGCTACTTTGGCAACTGGACGCAGCAGCTTAAGACGCAAACTGAGCAGCTTATCGCCGCAAGAACAGAGGAAATTTCCCTGACGGCGGCAAAAATTGAAGGTGCAAACGCTTCTCTGGCGCAGATCACAGCAGATAAGGCCATGCTGGTGACCAACCAGCAGTCTCTGGTTGCTCAGCTTGAGCTTGCAACGACTGAGAAACAGCGAACGGCTATCCGTGGTCTCCTTGCCAAAAACTCTGCCGATCTGGTGAAGGTCAACCGCTCAGAGATAGCGACGGTGAACGCCCTGGCTGCTGCGAATCAGCGCCTGAATGCCATGACCTCTATCACCCGAACCGCATGGGCTGGCGTGTCTTCTCTGTTTGGTGGGATTCCCGGCATTCTGATGCTGGGGGCTGGCGCGTGGTACGCCTGGTATCAGAATCAGGAGCAGGCCCGACAGTCTGCTATTCAGTACGCGTCCACGCTCGATGGTGTCGTGGAAAAAGCGAAGGAGATGAGCGAGATTCAGCTTCGTGGTTCGATCTCTGACTCCGGGGCATCCATTGACGCGCTGAAAGACAAGCTGGAAGACCTGCGGGCTAAACAAGATGAGGCGGCGGCTTCCATTGCTGAATATACCAAACTGGCCCGCCAGCTTGGCGTTGAGCATGATCAAAATAATGGTTATGTGCGCAATGCTGCCAAAGCGCAGAGGGAATATAACCAAATTTCGCGTGATATTGCCGATACCACGGCTCAACTAAATAAGGTCGTTGAGAGCCAGAACAAGCTACAGGATGAGCTTGCGAACAAGGTTTCTGTCTCTGGGGCTGCTTTCAGAAATATTCAGCAGGATATTCAGAACGCGATCAACGTTAACGATGCGATGGCGGCTTCCATGTCCGTGACCATCCAGTTTATGGATGAGATGCGTAAGAAGTCTGGCGGGGTTACAGGTAAACCTGAAATTAATAATTCATCCTACGACAAGTTTATTAAACAGCAGGAAGAGAGTATTGCACTGTCCCAGCGTGAGGGGGTGGAGAGAGCAAAGCTCAAGGCGCTACAGGATGCCATCCGACAGGGGGCTATTCGCACGGACAACAGCGGTGCCGTTCTGCCGGGACAGGAAAAACAAATCGCCGCCATTCAGTCCAATGCGGCCACTGATTTTAATCTGCTGGAATCACAAAAGAAGCCCCGCGGTAAAACCTCGGAACAAAAAACTGAGGATGTTTATAACCGTCTCATCAAACAGCAAAAAGAGCAGATCGCCCTGCAAGATCAGAGCTCTGAACTGGCCAAGGTTAAATACCAGGTCAGTCAGGGAGAGCTTGCTGCTCTGACGGAAGCCCAGAAAAAGACGGTATTACAGAATGCTGCGCTAATAGACCAGGTTAAATTGCGTGAGCAACTGCGAAATTACGAAGCCAGCCTTGCTGACAGCAATGCCAGCGCCCGCGCAGCTAATGATGCTCAGCTTATTGGTTACGGGCAAGGAACCCGGTTCCGTGAACGAATGCAGGAACAGTTTAATATCCGCAAGGAATTTGAGCAGAAGAACACCGATCTCCTTCGCCAGCGACAAGCCGATCAAATTAATGAGAACGTTTACCAGCAGGAGTTAGCCCTCAATAAGCGTTACCTTGAAGAGCGCCTGCGCGACCAGGAAGGATATTACGCTGCTTCTGATGCTCAGCGGGATGACTGGATGACGGGCTTGTCTGAAGGCTATGCCAACTGGGTGGATGAAGCGACAGATTACTCTTCCATGGCAGCTGACGGGATGAAGCAGGCGATGGGCGGGGCGGTTACCACCATTACTGACATGCTTAACGGTAACGTAGACAGTTGGAAGGACTGGGGAATAAGTGTTCTCAAAATTGTTGAAAATGTTGCAATCAACATGGCTCTTGCTAATGGTGTTAGCTCAATTGGATCACTGTTCAGTTTTGGTGCCTCGTCAGCCGCAACCGCCAGTAGCGGCACCGCTATTCAGAATGCTGGTGCGAACTTCACCTTTAATGCGAATGGTAATGTTTACGACTCTCCGTCCCTGAGCGCTTACAGCAATGGTGTTTTTCAGACACCTCAACTGTTTGCTTTTGCTAAAGGCGCAGGGATTTTCGGCGAGGCAGGTCCTGAAGCAATCATGCCACTCACGCGGGCACCTAATGGTGATCTTGCTGTTCGCGCAGTAGGGATGCCGCAGGTCTCTGGCGGCGTGCCTTCAGTTAACTTCGGCGATATCAATATTCAGGGCGGATCTCCACAGGCATCCAGTCAGGGTACTGCCGGAGCAGCAGGCAGGCAGCTTAAGGATGCCATCACTGGTGTCATTAACGAACAGGCCAGCATGCCGGGCTCGCCTCTGTGGCGATTAATCAAGGGAGTTTAACCATGGCAGTCGAAACCTTCAGCTGGTGCCCAAAGGTTGCCTCTCAGGTTGATACAAGTTTTCGTACCCGAAAGGCGCAGTTTGGTGATGGCTATACACAGGTGGCCGGGGACGGCATCAACCCGGTAACACCTCAGTGGAGCGTGAGCTTTACCGGCGACGAGGCTTACATTCAGGCCATTAAAAACTTTCTGAACAGACATGCAGGGTGGAAGTCATTTATCTGGAAGCCGCCGCTTGAGCCTTCAGGTTTATGGCGCGCGGAATCCTTCCAGATATCTACCCACGGCAACAAAAAATACACCCTCAGCAGCACATTCATACAGGCATACCATCCATGAGTATTTCATCTGATGTCCAGAAACTGGAACCGGGTAAGCGCGTCCGCCTGATCGAGGTGGACGGCTCAGCGTTCGGTGCGGGTATTCTTCGCTTTCACAACGAGACAATCCCGCATACCGAGGCGGAAATCATCGCCGCAGGCGGCGACGAGTCAAAACTTGAGCCGAAGTCGGTGTGGTGGCAGGGGCAGGAGTATGGCGCGTGGCCGTATGAACTGACCGGCATATCTGTAAGCAGTGACGGCCAGAGTTCACGGCCGTCTCTCACCGTGGCAAACATCAGCGGTACGATTGGCGCGCTGTGCCGAAGATTTCAGGGGATGGCTAAAGCTAAGGTGATCATCCATGACACTTTCGCACACTATCTAGACGCCAGAAACTTCCCTGATGGGAACCCGACTGCGAATCCCAACGAGGAGCGCAAACAGGTTTATTACATCGACCGTAAGTCAGGATCGGACGATGAAACCGTAGAGTTTGAGCTTTCCAGTCCAGCCGATCTGCGTGGGCAACTTATTCCGACCCGGCAAATTCAGCCAATGTGCACGTGGTGCATGCGGGGCTGGTACAAAACCGGGAACGGCTGCACCTACGCCGGGCAAAACGGCTGGTTCGATAAAGACGGCAATCGGGTGGACGATCCTTCACAGGATGTTTGCTCCGGATTGCTGTCAACGGGCTGTAAACCTCGCTTCGGAGAGAATGAACAGCTGGATTATGGCGGGTTCCCCGGCGCTTCACTTCTGAGAGGATAATCATGCGCGACAAAACAGTTAGCGCCATTCTGGCGCATGCCGCCGCATCCTTCCCCGAGGAGTGCTGTGGCGTGGTTATTCAGAAGGGGCGGGTGGAGAAATACATCCCCTGCAAAAATAATGCTGAGTCGCCGACTGAGCAATTTGAACTTAATCCTGAGGATTATGCGGCCGCCGAAGAGCAGGGCACTGTGGTGGCGATCGTCCACAGCCATCCCGGCGACGGGGCAACAACTCAGCCGAGCGAGCTCGACATGCTGATGTGTGATGCCACGGAACTGCCCTGGATTATTGCATCGTGGCCGGAGGGCGACATTCGCACCGTCATGCCTCGCGGAGACCGTCCCCTCACAGGGCGCCAGTTTGTACTCGGGTATGCAGACTGCTGGTCTCTCATCATGGACTATTTCCGCATCGAGCACGGCATTGAACTGCCCAACTACAGCGTAGATCGCCACTGGTGGGAGCAGGGTGAAAACCTCTATATGGATAACTGGCAGGAATGCGGTTTCCGTGAGTACGACGGTCCCGCTCAGCCAGGTGACATGGTTATCATGCAGGTTCAGTCCACCGTCCCGAACCATGCCGGGATTTTGCTTGATGGCAACATGCTACTGCATCACATGTATGGCCAGCTAAGCCAGCGTATTCCCTACGGTGGCTATTACCGTGACCGTACCATCAAAATTCTGCGTTATAAGGATTTGATGTAATGGAAAGAAAAACCGTTATCAAACTCAGCGGCTCAATGGCTCAGCGATTTGGCAGGATACATCGCCGCGCACTAACGTCGGCCAGCGAAGTGTTCAGGGCACTTTCTAACACCATTGACGGATTTGATGCCTACCTGCGAGAGACCAGAGCGAAAGGGCTGGACTTTGTCATCTTCCGAAACCAAATAAACATAGGCAAGGAAGAGTTTGAACTTCTTGGGCCTGGTGATGAGCTCCGTATTATCCCTGTCATACGCGGTAGTAAAAGGGCGGGGCTCTTTCAAATTGTTACTGCCGCCGCAATTGCGGCCTTTACCTGGTGGAACCCAATAGGATGGGCAGCAAGCACACAAATGGCACTATATGCCGCAGCTGGTTCTATGGCCGTTGGTGGTGTAGTGCAGATGCTCTCTCCTCAGGTTTCAGGTCTGCGAATGCGTCAGGAACCTGATAACAAACCCTCCTATGCGTTTGGTGGTCCCGTTAACACGACGGCATCTGGCAATCCCGTCCCCCTGCTTTATGGGCAACGGGAAATTGGCGGCGCCATTATATCCGCCGGGGTTTATGCAGAAGATCAGCAATAAACCAAACCACGTACTGCAAGCCACCTGACGGTGGCTTTTTTATGGACGCGATATGACGACGACAATCATCAAAGGCCGCGGTAAAGGTGGCAGCAATCAGACCCGAACACCCGTTGAAGCACCGGACAGCATTCAGTCCATTGCAAGGGCAAAGGTGCTGATTGCGCTTGGAGAGGGTGAGTTCGCTGGCGGGCTTGATGGTAAAAACATTTTTCTTGGTGACTCATCTTCCTACACGCCTCTTCAGAACGCCGACGGAAGTTATAACTTCAATAATGTGAAATATGAGTTCCGTTCCGGCACTCAGGACCAGGACTACATTCAGGGCTTCCCCGGCATTGAAAACGAACTTCAGGTTTCATACGAGCTGAAACAGGCTGTGCCGTACGTGCGCGCGGTTTCCAACACGCAGCTCTCTGCGCTGCGAATTCGCCTGGGATGGCCAACTCTTTTACTCCAGAAAAACAACGGTGATAAAGTCGGCACCCGCGTCGAGTATGCTATCGATCTGTCGGTCGATGGCGGGCCGTATGAAACGGTGGTTAACGGTGCTGTTGATGACAAAACCACGTCGCTTTATGAGCGCAGTCACCGCGTCAATCTTCCGAAAGCCTCGACTGGATGGCAGTTGCGGGTTCGCAGAATCACGCCGGATTCCACGAGCGTGAATATCGTCGACACCATGCGCGTTGTGGCCGTTACTGAAATTATTGACGCCAAAATTCGCTACGTTAACACAGCGCTGCTGTATGTAGAGTTTGACGCAAAGCAGTTCCCTAATGGCATTCCTCAGGTTGTGTGCAATCCGAAAGGGCGAATCATCCGTGTACCTGATACTTATGATCCCGAAACCCGCACTTATTCTGGTACATGGGAGGGCGTATTTAAATGGGCGTGGACGGATAACCCTGCCTGGATTTATTACGACATCATTCTGAACGAGCGCTTCGGGCTGGGTCAAAGAATCGATGCGACTCAGATAGACAAATGGGAACTTTATCGCATCGCCCAGTATTGCGATCAACTGGTACCAGACGGCAAGGGCGGCAGCGGGACGGAGCCTCGTTTTCGTTGCAACGTTTATATCCAGGACCGTAATGACGCCTGGACCGTACTTCGTGATCTGGCGGGTATATTTCGCGGCATGACGTACTGGGGCGACAATAAGATGTATGTCCTGGCTGATATGCCACGGGATGTGTGGCACATCTATAACCACGCCAGCGTTGTTGAAGGAAAATTTACCTTTGCGGATCCGAGTGAAACCACCCGAAACACTGCCGCGCTGGTGAACTGGTCTGACCCAGCTAACCACTACAAAGACACGCCTGAGCCTGTTTACGATAACGATCTGGCCATGCGCTTCGATTATCGTCAGCTCGAAATGACTGCAATCGGCTGCACCAGGCAGTCAGAGGCAAACCGGCGGGGGCGCTGGGCGCTGCTTACCAACGGTATCGGCGAGGTGGTGACCTTCAGCACGGGCATGGACGTTCCCCCTGTTGGTGAGGTGATCGGCGTGGCTGCTAACGAGCTGGCCGGAAGAACTATCGGCGGCAGGGTGAGCGCGGTTAACGGCCGCAACATAACCCTCGATCGCGCTGCTGATGTGAAAGCCGGTAATAGGCTGTTTTTGAATCTTCCATCAGGCACAGCTCAGGCCAGAACCGTCCAGGCCGTTAACGGAAACACAGTCACTGTCACCACACCCTACAGCGAAACGCCGGAGGCTGAATGTAACTGGGGAGTGGACTCTGACGATCTGTTTATAGCGCTTTTCCGTGTTACGGGAACGCGGGACAACAACGATGGCACTTTCGAAGTCACCGGGACGACTTACAACCCTGATATCTATTCCGCCGTTGATACCGGCGCAAGACTTGACGAGCGGCCAGTCAGTGTCATTCCACCTGGGGTTCAGGCTCCACCAGGAGATATTGTCGTAGACAGTTACTCTACGGTTAACCAGAACATTGCGATTACCACTATGCGTGTTGCCTGGGATTCTGTTCAGGATGCAGTTGCGTACGAGGCGGAATGGAGGCGTGACAGCGGCAACTGGATTAGTGTGCCCCGAACGTCTTCTCTCGGCTTTGAAGTGCAGGGTATCTACTCGGGTCGCTATCTGGTCCGTGTCAGGGCGGTGAACGCCAGCGACGTTTCATCAGTATGGGCGACATCATCAGAAGTAAATCTTACGGGTAAAGTGGGCAATCCGCCGAAACTGGTCGGCTTCATCGCTTCCGATAATGTGGTATTCGGTATCGAGCTGAGCTGGGGATTCCCGGCGAATACCGACGACACGCTGAAGACGGAAATTCAGTACAGCCTGACCGGTACCGAAGACGATGCGATGCTGCTGGCCGATGTGCCTTACCCGCAGCGCAAATATCAGCAGATGGGCCTTAAGGCAGGGCAAATTTTCTGGTACCGCGCGCAGCTGGTGGACCGCAGCGGCAACGAATCAGGGTACACAGAATGGGTGCGCGGGCAGGCAAGTATAGATGTTTCTGATGTCTCCAGTGTGATTTTGGAGGACATGAAGGAATCTCAGACGTTCAAAGACCTGATCGAGAGCGCAGTGGACGGCAATGCAAAAATTGCTGGTATGGCTGACGATATCAAACAGGCCAACGATGAACTGGCGCAACAGGCGCAGGAAATCGCCAAAAACGCCCAGGATATCGGGAAGGTTCAGACCAGCGTTACAAACCTGTCGAGCACGGTCGGAGGTGTGTCTTCTTCTCTGAGCGAGCTTGAGCAGACCGTTGCGACGGCTGATACCGCGCTGGGCCAGCGAATCGACAGCATCAGTGTGTCTATGGACGGCATGGCGGGGGGAGTGAAGAACTCAGCCATCGCGATTATTCAGGGCAACCTGGCGCAGGTGGCCGCGCGCAAAACGCTGTCGGCATCGGTCGCCGGTAACAGCGCGCAGCTGGATCGCATTGATGAGGTGATCGTCAACGAGAAGGAGGCAACGGCGCGTTCGCTGCTGAGTGTGCAGGCGGAAGTCAACGGGAACAAGGCATCCATCAACAGCCTGAACCAGACCTTCTCCGATTACCAGCAGGCCACCGCCACGCAGATAAACGGCATCACGGCGACCATCAACGGACATACCTCAGCCATTACCACTAACGCTCAGGCCATCGCGAACGTTAACGGGGATCTGAAGGCGATGTACAGCATCAAGGTTGGCGTCTCCAGCAACGGTCAGTATTACGCGGCTGGGATGGGGATCGGCGTTGAGAATACGCCTTCTGGTATGCAGTCGCAGGTTATCTTCCTGGCTGACCGCTTCGCCGTTACTCACCAGGCCGGAGCCACCGTTACGCTTCCGTTCGTTATTCAGAACGGGCAGGTGTTCATCAGAGACGCGCTGATAGGTGATGGCACTATCAACAACAACAAGATCGGCAACTACATCCAGTCCAATAACTATGTCGCTGGCTCAGTCGGATGGAGGCTGGATAAGGGCGGTACGTTTGAGAACTACGGTTCGACAGCTGGTGAGGGGGCGATGAAGCAGACTAATCAGACGATTAGTGTCAAGGATGCCAACAATGTGTTGAGGGTGCAGATCGGGAGAATTACGGGAACATGGTAACGGGAGGCCTCTTACGGGGCCTCTTTTTTTTCAGGAGAACTGGATGGCGGAATATGGTGTTCAGACATGGGACGCATCAGGCAAGGTAAACAACTATGGCGTTAAACCTGTCAGCGTTTGTGGCTATCTCCAGCTGGCCCAGAACCAGAAAACAGGCTCTTACACAGTAGCGCTTCCACCGGGTTGCAGGCTGACCTATTTTCAGAGCATGAACGGCGATCAGTTTGGTACGAGTCGGAGGAAGATCACCATTTCGGGGGGAACAGCAACAGTGTCAGCAGCAGGTGATACCGACTACTCAGCAGGGACTGAGCCTGCGGCAGCGGCTTATCTCATTTTCCAGATCGAGAGGGCATAAATGGCGCAGTACGGCGTTTTACTTACAACTACGAGCGGGGAAGTATGGGTGACCGCGAACAGCTCGCCAATC